TATCTGTATCATGCGTATTAGTTACATCTATTTGGGTTTGTTGACCTTGATGCTCACATACTAAAAATGATTGAATAATAGAAAAAGTAAAATCATCACCAGAAGGTGATGTATAAACAGTGTAATCAGTGTTAGCCAAAGTAATGTTCATATGAACATTCTCCGCTCTTTGTATGTACTGTCTTTGTGAGGATAAATCCATTATCTTTTACCTCTTGGTCTTACATCCAAGCGTATATTACCTACTTGGAAATCTTGTGTGGTACTACCTGTGACTGTCATTTGTACTTGTCTTGCAGTAAACCTAGCATCAGTATAACCATCATTTTCAAAAGTAAATGATCCAAAGTCCGTAACTGGGCCTAATGGAGTAAATCGACCTTTGAAACTGAGGGTAACACCAGGTAAAGAGTTAGCCTCTTCGTCTGGTAATATTTGATTGCATTGCACATAGTTATCACCATTGCCTATTTGTATAGGCCCTGTCTCACAAAATGGTACTTGTGAGTTTAGATTAGGTGAATTATTTAATGTGGTTGATTCATGTTCATAAACAAAGCCTAAACTGTCACCAGCAATAGGGTAAGTAAATGCACCTTGGTCAATCCAAAAACCTCTGTCCATAGAACCAATAGACCAAACATTAGAGTTGTAGTTCCAAATAACATATTTGTTAGAAGTGTATTGTGAATCACCGCTTGGGAATCCCCACCATATTTCATTAAAGTTAGAGTTATGTCCGCCCCAACACGCGCCCCTGCCCGGTACATTAATTTGGTCAAAAACATAATCATGCACTTCGCAAGGTAATTCTCTAACACTACCATCATAAATATAAAAAGCGTTTTCACCCATCCATGCAAGGAAGTTACCAGTAGATACAACTGTTCTTGGACTGATTGATTTACAGTTTGTTCCTGCATCGGCTATACCATAAACAAAAGGTGATCCAGCATAAAACATTCTGTTAATACCAGTATCACTAAAAATAATCACATCAGATCTATATTTAACACCAAACAAAGCTCTTCCGCCTGTAGGTATTTGCAAGTCTCCTGCTGTGTTTGTGGCTTTCGATGTCCAGTTGTTGCGATCTTCCCTATTTGACCAAGCAACATTCCTAGGGTCATCTGACGAGCCTATAGCCACTAAATGTCTTTCATTGGTGACTAAGGTTGATAAGTTGCCTGTGGGTGCGTTGGTTACAACTGTTGCGATGGTATCAGGTGAGCCACCTGAGGAGTCTGGTTGCCATTTATAAATCTTGCCATCTTTAGAAAAAGTAAAGATTAAATCTTCACCCCAGTTATCAAAAGAAAAATAACCAGCCCGTAAAACTAAACCTGATTGACTTCTAGCATCACCATAGTCTTCTTCACCATAATGATATGCACCAAAGCCTAATGGATCATCATTTGCATCATTAACAAAGCCTACTGGTGTGATGTCTGTCCAAGTGTTGTCATACAAGACATAAACTTTTTCTCTTGTACCAACTCCTAAAACATTATTACCAGCATTATCTTTATAGCCATATAAACCTATGATAGATCCGTCTAATGCTGTGGCTCTGAGTTTTTCCCACCCGCCAATAGGTTTTAGATATCCGTTTTCAAAACGCACCAAATCACCATCGACCCAACGCCCTTTATTGGCGTAGTCTGTACCATTGGTTACGATTCCTGCAGGGGGTGTTATTGGAAATAATGCCATTTAGACATTATATATAATTTATGTTTTAAAGTAAGCAGGTAATCCAATCATCGGTCTACCATCATACTTGTTGCTTTCAGCATCTTTACCACTAGCATCATTGTAGTGTAAAAACACTTGTCCACAATCTTTACCTTTAAATGGCTCACGCCAATGCTCTAATTCACAACCACGATACATCAGCATATCGCCTGGTTTTAAGTTTACTTCTACGCCTTTTTTGCCTTCTTCACCTGATGGTTCTAAAAATATAGGCCAATCATCACCACCTAAGTTCATGGTGGTAGATATCTCGCAAGAGTATCTATCTTTATGTCTTTTTAACTCATCACCTTTTTTATAAATTCTTGCATACGAATAAGTTTCAGTTAGTTTTACACCTGACTCTTTTTCCATAATAGGTTTAACTTTTTGCAATAAAGTTTCCATAACGATATCGCCATAGTGTGAATAAGTTTCAGGTATTTGTTGATCGTTCCAAACTCCAAAGTATTCAGTAAACTGTGAAATGTATTTCTCATCAAACAAATGTCTTGCTACTGCTCTTTTATTTAAAAAGTATTGATAACAAAAATCTGCTAACTCTGTTGATATAGCACCTTTAATAACTTGGTATTTATTTTTCTTAAAGCTCATCTGAATGGATATCCTAAATTCCAACACACTAAGGAGTGTCGTATTCCCTTGGTTACTGGTTTGACTCTATGCCAAACAAAAGATGGAAAGATAATCACGCTACCTTTCTTTCTAATTTCTTCACATATTCTTGGCTGTGAGCCTTCGTCTGTGTTTCTAAAATCAAACTCTAAATCTCCGCCTTCATATTCATCAGGATCGGTTAAAGATACAGTCATGCTAAGTTTTCTTAACTTGCCATGTACATTTTGATTTTCAGGATTGTTATAAGGTTCTTCGTAAGAGTCGCAATGCCAATCGTAAAACTGACCTTTCTTGTATTCGGTAAATTGACAAGCCTCGCTAAAATCCCATTCGAAATTCCACCCAGCGTTATAATTTGCTTGATGGATGTAAGGTTGTATTTCGTTGTATATCCATCTATCTGACATCCATACAATATCAGACTTGCGTTTCTTTTGAATGTTTTTAAGTTCTAACTTGGTTAGTTTTTTGTTGTCTCTACCAGCGTTACCTGTAAGAGCCATTTCTTTATTTTGCTCTTGACCATAACGAACAATCTCATCACATATTCTTTCAGGTATGACTGATTGAAAGTACCAGTAATAATATTTTAGATTCATATATAGTTTGCTACTAAAACAATTCTATTTTCATCTATTTTAGGCGTTCCTTGAAAATGATTATACTCGCCATTAAAAATTATAATTTTATCTTCTTCTGCTGAAATTGTATGTTGTTTGTTATTTATTTCAATATAAGTTTTTCCGCTTGTGGTTGTAAAATAAAGAATTAAAACATTATGTGCAAAAGGTAAGTCTGTATGAGAGATGCTTTTCTTTAATGTTTGATGCGGAGTTAAATTTATATTAAGCCTGTAAACAACATTTAGTGATATGTTATTAAAATCAAGTATTTCTTTAAAAATTTTATATGTTTGTTCAAATAAATTAGAATCTATTTTAGGAACAGGATATCTATAAGGCGTTTCTTGATAAGGTCTATCTACAATCGTATGACTAAAATAAAATATATCTTTTGGTTGGTTTTCTCTTTCGTTTTCAGAGTAAAAATGAGTTCTATGTTTAGTAAACCAAGGTATATTTCCCTCTGCTAAAACATAATTTTTATAATCTAAATAATTTTTAGTTAAAGGATTTTTTAAATTTTGTACACTCATCTTCTCTCTCTTAAGAAATAAGTATAGTTTAGATGCGGTTTAAAAGAAAGGTTGATTAACCTGCTTCCCAGTCTCCATTTTTTATTTGTCTAAACACAGATCGTAAATCCCAACAACTAGAAGCATCAAAAACATAAGCTGCTCTAATACCTATAAAACCTGAACCTCCGCTACCTGCAGCAGAACTATGGTGTCCGCCACCACCGCCACCGCCAGTGTTAGCTAAACCTGATGTTGCAACTCCGTTATACCCACCATGACCGCCACCCCCACTTTGAGGCATTGTTCTTTTTGGTCCGCCAAGAGGTGCTGCATTGGTTACACCTGCCCCTCCACCGCCACCACCGAAGTAGCCAGTGCCTGGCGTAGTGTTTGATCCGTCTGTTCCATATCCAGGGAACGCTGGAAATTGTCTACCTGCTCCACCTTGACCACCTGCTTGTGGGCTAGGGTAGAGTGCTGGATTAGGGACAGATGGCCAGTCAGGTGCGCCTGAGGCTGGACCTCCGCTATCAGGGGCTGCTCCACCGCCTCCTCCGCCACCGCCATCAGCACCTGGAAAACCTGCTGAACCTGCTCCTCCATACCCAGTAAGACCACCTGCTGGATTGAGTTGGTTGGGTGATCCTCCTGCACTACCTGTAAATCCGCCTCCGCCTCCGCCTGAACCACCTGTGGTACCTGTTGTTGCTGAACGACCTCCACCACCTCCGTAGGTGCTAACTGTTTCGGGTGCACTTATAGGATTATTAAAAACTGAATCAGCACCTGAAGCATTTACTGCTCCACCGCCACCAACAATAAAAGGGTAAGTTGTGTTTCTTACAATAGGATAGGTTGTACCATGTGCAACTCCCCCTGCTCCACCGCCACCGCCATGATATGCAGCATCAGGGTTTGTTCCGCCACCACCACCACCAGCAACAACTAATAGTTCAACTTCTCTTGTTGCAGGTGCAGTAAATGATCCACTGCTTGTGTAATTTTCGCTGATAGCTTCACCATAAACTGATGTTTGTGCTGCTCCGATTAATCTAGGCATTGGTCCAATTCCCTGCTTTCACATTGTCATAAAGTGCGTTCATATCCCATACTCCTGAGGCATTGGCTACTTGAGGTTCTTTTACAATAACAATTCCTGATCCACCTGCTAGTCCTGCTACATTGCTTCCAGTGAATCTACCTCCGCCTCCGCCTCCGCCAGTGTTAGCTGTTCCTGCTGTTCCTGATGCACCAGGCGCACCATCGCCAGTACCTCCGCCACCTGCACCACCAGCTGCTGCATTAGTTTGAGAGTTTTGAGTTCCTCCTGCTGCTCCGCCTCCGCCACCTGCGTAAAAAACAGGAGAACCTGTAATTGAACTTTCTAAACCTACGCCACCTGCTC